AAAAAGAACAAGATCAGGTAAATTCACTATTGAACACCACAATTTTAGGGGATCGTGATGCGAACCCATGCTAAAGAATGTGTAATACTTTTAAGAAAGACTAGAGAATACATTGCCAGTGGTCAGGAATGTTTTATATGTTACGCCATTGATAAGGCCAAAGGGACAGAGAGTAACTGCCTTGTTCACGACTTAAAAGACTGGATTAAAAGTATGCTGGGTAGCTGGACTACACTAGAAGATTGGTATTTATCAAGTAAGGGCCTTTGTCCCTCAATACCCGGCCTATGCGACGCATGTGAAGAAGAATTGCTTAATTTCGACAGCAAAAAAAGCAGATTGTTATGGATTGATAACATGATCGCACACCTTGATGAGGAGTAATTAAAATGTTTACAGAATTTAATACACGGGTTTTGAATGAGTTAGTAGCACTAACTGCAATCGGTGTAACAGTGCCAAATTCTTCTTTTTGGTCAGCGCAAGACGAAAGCTTGGAGGACAATTACGGCAATATTAAGTCATCAGATTGTGCTGATTTACTGATATTACAAGGATTAGCTACCACTTCAACCATTAAGGAGTAATTAAAATGATGTATACAACACTAAACGAAATACGTCTACACAGTCCCTGTAGCTATGGATGGGAAAAGCTATTAAAACACTTAGAAAAAACAAAATCAGACGACGCACCATTGTCTTTTCTTACTATTTTAGGATCTAACGGCTTAGATGATGCGTTGTGGTGTCTGAGGGCAGCGCCGAAGGACTGGGAATCTACAATTAGAATGTTTGCGGTATGGTGCGCTAAACAAGTAGAGCACTTGATGACCGACGAACGCAGTAAAAATGCTTTACTAGTAGCACAAAACCATGCTTTAGGTCTTGCAACAGATGAAGAGTTAGCTGCTGCTGCGGGGGATGCTGCGTGGGCTGCAAGGGCTGCTGCAAGGGCCGCTGCGGATGCTGCATGGGCTGCTTCGTGGGCTGCAAGGGCTGCTGCAAGGGCCGCTGCGGGGGATGCTGCGTGGAGTGCTGCGGATGCTGCGGGGGATGCTGCGGATGCTGCGATGGCTGCTGCGGCTGCTGCTTCGTTGGCAGCTGCAAGGGCCGCTGCGGATGCTGCATGGGTTGCTTCGTTGGCAGCTGCAAGGGCCGCTGCGGATGCTGCCAGGGATGCTGCAAGGGCTGCTCAGAAAGAAATGTTTATTGCGATGTGTGAAGGCAAAGCGCCGTGGCAAGTTAAATAAACCATTATAGGAGTAATTAAAATGATGCACTACTTTGATTTTGAATCATACGAACTACGCAAATACGAAAACAGCGAGATTAGGGCCGAAAAAAGACAAAGCGCAATAAAGTCGATGGCGTTATCTTTGCTGCTGCCCGGTGAAAAGTGCTTTCCTTTTAGTGCTAAAAATATAGAGCTATTCTTTATCAATGCAGAAATAGACTATAAACAATTGGAACAGTTAGCATTAATGAAGAACGGGGGGGCCTTGGGCACACATCTTCAAGACTTACTAATTAAATACTGGACTAATGAGGCAGAACTAGACGCAGGTGAAGTATATGATTACTGAACTGTTTGCCCCAATCAGCGAAGAAGATATTAGTTTAGCTTTCGCTGAGGCTGATTATCATTTCTGTCTTAGAACATACCAGTATTATGTTGATTTGTATGGGATTGATAAGGTACAATTAGATTTAAAGATTATAAATGATAGAATAAAGGAAAACACCATATGAAACACCATCAAATGAAAAATAAATTATCTGGGATATTGCCAGCGTCTTTCGAGGTTGAGGATGCCTTTAAATCTTTAACCGGCATTGACGTACTAGATAGTATAACCCCGCTATCAGATACAGAATATGACCGTTTTTATTGGTTTAAGAAGGGATATATTGCCAGAACGGAGGAAAATTAAATGAATGAAAATGACTTTTCTAAAGAATCTGAAGAAGAACAATATAATGTTGGTTTTGACCATGGATATGACTTTGCATATGAAGAAATGGCGAAGTCCGGAATCTACGATGACGAAATCATTGATATTTGTAAACGAGCGGGTTGGGAAAATGTATTAGGCGATGAACATATCAAGTTAAACCTCCCCATTCTGCGAAAACTAATTAGAGAAGCACGAAAGCCATATAAACCTGAGTTTGAGTCTAAATAATGGAAGAACGTATACCCTATGACACAGACGATGATATTCCTTGGGACGATTCCTTGCAGTTTCCAGAATATCTAGTAGATACAGGAGAAGAAGATGATTAAAATGCCATTTAAACCCACCACAGTGCCCCACAAGGCACTATCTACATGGTCAAGCGTGGGAGGTAGCTAAGATGCGTTGTTTATCGTGTAATTGCGCCCTAACTGATTTTGAGGCTACTAGACGTTCCATCGTGACAATGGAGTTTTATGACCTATGCAACCGTTGTTTTAAGACTGTTCGGGAAGACTTAGTCTACAGAGAACGTATGGACTTAATGAGTACAACAGATATCCAGGAAACCGAAGACATAGATATTCATATTGAAAATGAACAAAACGAGGTCTAAATAGACTACATAGTAACAATATAGATATATAAATATAAATATCTATTAATGTATTTAACAATATAGAAGCAATGTAGTTAACTAAGTAGTTCTTAGGGTATCATATTTTTAGGAGTTTGTCAATGACTATATTGAATGAAAGTAAATTTATAAAACATATTCCATGTAAGAAATGCGGTAGCAGTGATGGCAATAGTCTATATGACGATGGTCACGAATACTGTCATATATGCCATAATCACATACGAGGTAGTTTAGACGATATGCCTAATGATATACCGTGGCAAGAAGCTAAGAAGATAGAGACAAAAGGAGATTATAAAGCTATTTCAGAGCGAGGGATAACCAAGGATACCTGTATGTCTTACGGGGTGACCGCGGACGGTGATAAACAACACTATCCGTACACCAACGAATCAGGCGAAATCGTGGCCTCTAAGACCCGTACAGTGTCTACGAAGCAGTTTGCTGTATCAGGGGACTGGAAGCAGGCGGTATTGTTTGGCCAGTCTTACTTTGCAAAAGGAGGACGCACTGTAACCATACACGAGGGCGAACTAGATGCCCTTGCGGGCTATCAGATGGCAGGCAGCAAGTATCCCAACGTGTCTATCCGTAACGGTGCTCAGTCTGCCTTAAAGGATATTAAACAGTCTTACGAATGGTTACAGTCTTTTGAGTCTATTGTTATTAGCTTTGATAACGACGAACCAGGTATTATTGCTGCAAATCAGGTGGCAGAGGTGCTAGGCAGCAAGTGCAAGATACTGAAGCACGTACAGGGTTTCAAGGATGCCTGTGATTACCTGAAAGCAGGGAAAGGTGGAGAATATGTTAAGCAGTGGTGGGCGGCAGAGCAGTGGGTTCCTGATGGAATCATAGCAGGGTCTACTTTGTGGGAGGCTGTCAATAAACCAGTTGAAAAGGCTATGGCACTCTACCCGTGGCAGGGTGTTAACGACCTGACCTATGGGCTGCGCGGTGGAGAGTTGGTTACTGTGTGTGCTGGCAGCGGTTTAGGCAAGTCTCAATTCCTCCGGGAGATTCTGTGGCATTTAATCCAAACCACACAGGAGAACATCGGCCTAATGTTTATGGAAGAATCAGTGCCCCGTACTGCTAAGTCTATAATGTCTTTATCCCTTAATCGCCCACTACACTTACCGGATACGTATGCCTCAGAGGAGGAACTACGACGTGCCTTTGAATCTACTATGGGCACTGACAGGCTATTTTTCTGGGACAATTTTGGGTCTACTGATATTGATAATGTTATCAACAGAATACGGTACTTTGCTAAAGCGGCAGACTGTAAATATGTCTTTCTAGATCATATTAGTATGGTAATTTCGGCACAATCTAACGGTGATGAGAGAAAATCAATAGACGAACTTATGACAAAGCTACGGATGCTGGTTCAAGAAACTGGAATTTGTCTTATTGCTGTATCCCATCTTAAGCGCCCGGAGAGTAAAGGGCATGAGGAGGGTGCTGCTACAACATTGTCTCAGCTTCGTGGGTCAGGTAGTATTGGACAATTGAGTGATATTGTGATAGGATTAGTGCGTAATGGGCAGCATGAGGAGGCCATAGAACGCAACACTACCCGTGTTTCCATATTAAAGAACAGATTTTCTGGACTTACTAGCCCTAATTGTTCTGCTTTGCTGTATAATAAGGACACAGGACGAATGAATGAGATTACGGATTCTTCGCTGTAAATTTAAAGGAGATAAGTATGACTAAACTTTATGAACTACCAAATGGTTCTTACTTTAAACTACTAGAAAACCCACAGATTCCACCAGATGCTTTAGAAGGTAGCCTAGATCGTGTATATAAATTCCACCACATGGATGGTATGTATGGTAAATGTAGCAACGGCACAGAAAATATGTATTTCGCTGGATGGACGGAGGTAACAACTGCTTACAAAAACCCTACAATATCCACAGAAATCGGTTAAAAACACTTGCATTTTATTATTAAATGACAACTATTATATTAGATATAGAGACTAACACCAAGTGGGACACTATCTGGTGCTGCGTTACTATGAACAAGGATACAGGAGAGGTTCTTACATGGTTAGAGAAGGACAAGGAGGAGTTAAATGACTACCTTAATTCTTGCGACATTATTATTGGCCATAACATTATTGGTTTTGATTGTCATCTCTTAAACAAGCTATGGGGAACCAAGATCGTCTTGCGACAATGTAAGGATACCTTAGTGTTATCCAGGTTGTGCGGGGCGGGCCGTGAAGGAGGACATAGTCTAGCAAACTGGGGTAAAATCCTTAACTTTCCAAAGGGAGATTTTAAGGACTATGACGGGGGTCTTTGCCAGGAGATGATTGATTACTGTATACAGGACGTAAAAGTAACCGCTAAAGTGTATGATTCCCTTGTTCAGGAATTGGAGGCGTTCACGATACATGAACAGGCAGTAGAAATTGAACACCGGGTGCAGGCTATTATATCAGAACAGGAGCGTACTGGGTTTAAACTGGATATTCCCTATTCCATGACATTATTAGCAGATATTCGGACAGAGATGGCGAACATTGAAGCATCCTTACAAGACACCTTTCCACCCATAGTTACTAAAAGGGTCTCAGAAAGGACGGGAAGGCCTCTTAAAGACGATGTAGAGGTGTTCAATGTAGGTAGCCGTCAACAGATAGCTAAACGCCTTATGGAGCGTGGGTGGAAGCCGGAGAAGCATACCGAGAAAGGGCATACAATTGTAGACGAAACAACGCTAGAAAATATGGATATACCGGAGGCCAAGACTATTGCACGGTATTTAATGCTTCAAAAGAGGGCAGCACAGTTGGATTCTTGGCTCGAATATTGTCAATCAGATGGGAGGGTACATGGTCGTGTTATTACTTTTGGGGCTGTTACTGGCAGGGCAACTCACCATAGTCCTAATATGGCTCAGGTTCCGGCTACCAGAGCGCCATATGGGCGTGAGTTTCGTAATTGTTGGACGGTGGGTTCCGGAAATGTTCTGGTTGGGGTGGATCTTAGCGGTATTGAACTACGCTGTTTTGCTCATTATCTTAACGACGTGGATTACATAAATGAGGTTGTTAATGGGGACGTTCATACCCGAAATCAAGAAGCTTTTGGGGTTGCTTCCAGAGATATTGCAAAGACGGTGCTTTATGCCACTCTATATGGGGCATCTCCATCTAAGATTGGGTCAATTGTAGGTGGTTCTGCGAAGGAAGGACAACAGATTCTTAGTAATTTCTTTAAGGCTGTGCCGTCATTCGCTTCGTTACGATCTAAAGTTGAGGCAGCGGCAGGTAAAGGTAGTATACGGGGACTAGGTGGCTACAGATTACAAATTAGGTCTGCTCATTCGGCCCTGAATACGCTATTACAGTCCGCAGGGGCTATTATCAGTAAAGTCTGGCTTATACAGATTAAAAAGAACTTGACAGCGGCTAAGATACCATGTAAGATAGTAGCGTGGGTACATGATGAGGTGCAGATAGAAACTTCTGCTAACTTCGGTGAACAGGTAGGTAAAATCGTTGTACATTCAGCAGCAGAGGCAGGAAAAATACTCAACTTCAGGTGCCCAGTGGGGGCTGAGTATAAAGTAGGGCAAACCTGGGCAGAAGTACACTAAATTGTAACTAAATTAACTAAGGAGTTATTATGAGCGCAGGTAAAAGTGTTTCAGTATTAGCAGATGTGTATTGGGCTTGCTTGCAATTACCTAACCCGGTTTCAGATAAAGAGCAATATACAGTAAACCTCTCTAACTTGTCATCAAAGGCTGTAGATGCTTTGAAAGAGCTAGGTATTAACGTACTGAGTAATGCTGAGAATCGACCAGATGAGGGTAATTACATCACTTGCAAGAGTAATTATGCAATTACTGCCTTTAACAAAGAAGGCGAGGAGATTGCTAAAGACTTTCGCATAGCCAACGGCAGCAAGGCTAAGGCGATTGTGTCTACCTATGACTGGACGTTTAAGGGAAAGAGTGGCGTTAGCCCTTCGTTGAAGAAGCTGACTATCACTGACTTGGTTGAATATAACCCAGAAAGTGAAGAAGAAGAGGCTCTATAGTGCCTCATGTCTTAGTTGATGGCGATATTATTTCATATCGCGTAGGGTTTGGTGCGGAGAAGGAATCTGAGAAGATTGCTATCGCTAGGACAGCTAAGTTTTTGGAGACTATGCTCTGGGAAGATATTGAAGCTGAAACATATCAAGGATATCTTACAGGGCATAGTAACTTCAGAAATGAGGTAGCTATAACTGCCCCATACAAGGGCAATAGAACTGCCCCTAGGCCAAAGCACTTAGGGATTATACGGGAATACCTAATCAGTGCGTG